CGACATCGGCACCGCCTCAATCATCCTGAGCGGACAGGTCCCCACTTTCGAGGCCAAGATTGCAATTCCGGCCAATACGATCACCCTGAGCGCTTTGGCGCCAACCATCATCCAGGACCAGCGCATCAACATCGGCGCGGCCGGGATCACCCTGACGGCCCAGGGGCTGACCATCAATCTGCCTCTGGCCATCCCCATTCCCAATGCCGATCTGACCGTGACCGCCTCCGGCCTGGTGCTGGTCCATGGCATCCCCGTGGGAGCGGCCTCCATCGGCCTGACCGGCCTTTCTCCGTCGCCCCTGATCGATAGGTTGATCGCCATCGCCGCCGCCAACGTCCAGATGACCGGCTTTACGCCTGCACTGATGGACGCGATTCGCATAGGCGCCGCCTCGGTGGTCCTGACCGGCCAGGGACTGACCATCCTTGCGGGATTGGATGTTCACCTGATCGTGCCCTGGGATGCCTTCATCACCCTGGTTGAGGGCTTCGATGCCAATGTCACCCAGGTCGAGGGCTTCGATGCCAATGTCACCCAAATCAGTGAATTCGATGTGAGGGTCATCTGATGAGCGCCGAAATCCATGTGAACGATGAGCCCATCCTTCGGGCCACGATAAAGGACCAGGACGGGGTCGTGGTGGACGTTTCGGCCGCCTCCGTGCTTCAAATAAAGCTCAAAAAACCGGGCGCGGTTAGCGTGACCCGTACCGCGACACTTACGGGCGCCGGGACAGATGGCCAGATTCAATACCAGGTCATCGCCTCCGAGCTGGACACGCCCGGTGAATGGGAGCGGCAGGCCCGCGTTGTCCTGGCCGCGAAACCATATTCCTCCGATATTTCCCGCTTTCCGGTGAGGGAGAACCTGTGATGCCCAGCCACGTCAATTGGAGCCTGAAGCGGACGATTGACCCGGACACGTCACCCCTGACCCTGGATGAGACCAAGGAGCACCTCTACGAGGTGACCACGGACCGGGACGGGCAGATCGCCGCTTTCATCGACGAGGCCACCGGCGAGCTGGACGGGCCGGACGGCGCCCTGGGCCGGGCCCTGATCCAGCAGACCCTCCGCCTGAAGATGGACCGCTTCCCGGCTGGCACAAGTCCCATCCGCCTGCCCCTGCCGCCTCTCGTTTCAGTGACCAGCGTCCAGTACGTCGACCCGGACGGGGCCACTCAAACCTGGGCAGCGGCAGAGTACGACGTCCTGACCGACCGCGAGCCCGGAGAGATACGGCCAAAATACAACTACTCCTACCCGTCCATCCGTAGCATCCACGAGGCCGTGATCGTTACCTATGTCGCCGGATATGGCACGAAGCACACGGACATTCCGGGTCCGATCCGGTCCTGGTTGAAAATGCGGGTAGGTGACAAGGATGCGCTGCGCCAAGGAATCGTGACGGGGACCATTGCAACGCAAATTCCAACGATCAACGGCATATTGACCAACTTCATCTGGCAGTTTACCGGGCCGATTGGAAGGGACGACTGATGGCGGTCATGATCGGCGAGCTCAAGCGGCTGATATCCCTCCAGGTCAACACGCCCACCCTCAACGCCTTTGGGGAAGAGATCGACTCCTGGGCCGAAATTACCCAGGGTGCGGTCTGGGCGGCCGTGAAGTATCTCAGGGGGTTCGAGCGGGTCGGCTCGGGGCAGGAGGCCTCCTTCGGGGAGGCCCTGTTCACCATCCGCTACCGGACGGGCCTGACTACACAGCACCGCATCGTGTATGACGGCGACACCTACGACATCCTGGAGGTCCGGGACACCGGGCCGGGGGCGATGCTCGAGATCGTGGCGCGAAAGAGGACGGACTGATGACCAGCGGATTCCAGGTGCGGTTGACCGGCGGCAAGGAGCTGGAACGGGCGCTCAAGGAGTTGCCCAAGGCCATGCAGAAAGCCACGCTGGTCAGCGCCATGCGCAAGGCCGCCAAGCCGGTACTGAGGGATGCCAAGGCGCGCGCGCCCGTGGGTCCGACGGGGAATCTCAAAAAGAGTCTGGCCATCGGGACCAAATTGACCGAGGGCCAATCTAAAGTAAACGCCCGCGGGCGAAGTGTCCCTCAGATATTCATCGGCGCACGATGGCCCACGGGAGCCCACGCCCATCTGGTCGAGTTTGGAAGCAGTGACCGCCTCCAGAAAAAAACCGGCAAGTACGTCGGCAAGATGCCCCGGAGACCTTTCCTAAGACCGGCATGGGACGCCAACAAGCGAAGAG